AATACCGGATACAGCGTCTGGGCCGTGGCTACACCGGCGTCATTCTCCATATACCAGGTGTATGGTGCTGACTGAAGTCCATTGTAGTACATCAGTCGAGGCTTAACCTGAATTGGCTGGCGTTCCTCCTCAGTATCCTTAGCAAAGTGAGGGATTAAGAACTTTTTAGCATTGGCGATAGGTCCTAGTGGAACAGGGGCGAAAATAGTCTTAATGTCCTTAGACCCAGTGATTAGTTCTATATCGGAGTCTTGTTTAAGCTCGCCAAATACCTCTTTGTATTCCTGCTCGTAAGAGAAGTTATACAGGTCACTTTCGTTAGAGTCTTTAAACACCAGCTGACGGGGCTGAGTGTAGAACCTCGGCTGGATAGAGATGTCCTTGTTTTCGTTAAGCTTGCCCGTCCAGTCTTTTTGTTCTCCCTGAGCCACCCAGTCTTTCCAGGGTTCTATAAAGAAGTTCTTAGGGTTATATGGATCTGGCTCCCAGATAAGCTTAAACTTGTCGTTGATGCCCTTGAGGAAATCTATCTGCTTGTAGTTAGCAGGCATAAGACCTGATGGATTAACCGAGTTAGGTGCTAGACCTCTAAACCTCTGATCATAGGTCGTAATAGTAGTAAAGCCAGCAGGTTTAACTAAATGTACTGTAACCTCATCACCAGCATTTAGATTTACACTAAACGGAATAACCGTGTTGGTCCCGTTGTAGTACAAAGGCTGAATACAAGGAGAAGTATAGGATCCGAGCCATTGACAAGGTGAGGAATCATAAGTAGCTGTTCTCGTCTGTACTGTAACACCGTTAACCTGAAGTACTAGGGTAATATATTGCGGTGTGGTAGGTACCGGATAGAGATCTAGATCTAACTCTAGTTCAAAAGTGTAAGGCTGGCCGCTAAACGGGGCGATATACTTGTCGGTGTTTAAGTAGAAGTCGTTACCTGTGTTAATAAAGGCAGTGTCGAATTCTAGCTGTAGAGGTACGCCGGGTGCAGAAAGAGGACCTAGATATTGAAACCCTCCTTCAACCTCGAATTGGGATGCTTCGTTCTGTGTAGGCAGAGAGTCGTTAGTAGAGATCAGATAAAGGTTCCTGAAGATGTCGTCATCTAAAAATGTAGACTCATAAGTAAACCCGGCCTCCTCGAAGATCTTGTCCCATACCGCCTTAGCTCTAATGGCTGGTTTAAACTGGCTTTGTGTTAGCGGGAAAGAAGAGTTAGTAAAGCCGTATAAACTGGCAACACCGTCGTATCTAGAAAGCGTGTTCTGATCTGGTACACCGGAAGTATAACTATAACCCCATTCTGCTAGCGGGTAAACTATATCGCCGCCGAATAAAGTACCTAGCCAGGAGTACTGTATCTGAGCGTAAGTAATGGTGTGAGCATACTGGTTTAGGTTTAGATCCGATAGATCCTTAGGTCCAACAATACTGGCGAAGTTGCTGGTCTCGCCCATGAAGATGAGCTCATACTCTATTTTGCCCTGAGAGTCGTTACGGAAGATCTGGGTGATCCGGATGTTACCGCTGATAAAGTAGGTCCCGTTAACATTGATGTACGCGTCCGCTTTCTGGGTTGCGTCAAAGTCTATAGAGTTCACGTTAAACACGGCCTTGAAGAACTGGCCGTTAACTGAGGTGTTGGGAACTCTAAAAGTACGGGAGAAGTTACTGGCCGTCTTCTGAGGATCTACTAGGTCTTCTACTGACTTAGTGATCTTGATCGGCTCTTCCTTATACAGGTCCAGCTCGTAGTAACTTGAAAATCCAGTCTCGCCTTGTTTCTGAGCAAATAGTTGTATGTTCGCCATTAGAGGTTCTGCTTTTGTTGTACTTTAGTTATGGTTAGCTCGAAAGATGCCTGTACTAGCTTTTCTTGCTTCACTAGTTTATAGCTGTAACTAGCGTTGTTGACCTTGGCAGTGTATGGGATCTTGTTGCTACCAATATAAGCCCACACACTCGGGGATTCTGTGATAGCGCCCAGGAAGTCTACCTTAGTCTGGTCTAGCCAGTTAGACTCTATCAGGAAGGTCTCCGTTACCACCTTGTTGTAAGACTTATTTCCGCCGCGCTGCCAGTTCTCGTTGGTGTGAGTATCTGAGGTTAGCTGCACTGGTCTAACGCTTGACCAATCTAGGGTTGTCTGATAGTACTCGCTCTCTGTAGAGTTAGTGCTCTTCTCGTACTTCATATCGAAGGTGTAGTAATCCCGCCCGCCGAGGTCATTTAGCCAGGATAGTCTCACAGGTTCATACAGGTCGTTACACTCTGTGCTTAGCGTGAAGGTAACAGTTTCTGAGGCTACCGTATTGGGCGCCGTGGATGGTGTACCTGTTGCTTTGTAGTAAGCCTTAACCTCGTAGTAGGTCGTACCAGCTGGCAGGGTTAACTGGGCTGGACCACAGCCGAATGTAATCATGTCGTACTGCTGTGATCTAGTAGCAGAGACGTAAGAGGCTAATGGCTGTGGGCCTCCGCCGTTAGCTGTGGTGTTCTGGTAGAACGTAGAAGAGATAGAACCGGTTGCCCCGAAGTACTCTACGTTTATACCTTGAACCGGAGATGCGTAAGAACCAGCTGCTAGGTCATTCCAGTTTAAGAAAGCCAGCGTGTGGTAGTCTTGTGGTCTTACTGTGATGTCGTTAGTGTCTCGTTTCAGGAACTGGCCCGTACCGCCCATGATGTATTGATCCCAGAATGGGTAATCATAAGCAGCAGCCATATTAACGCGAGATGTCTGATAGTCCAGGGCGGCCGGGATTACCCTTACCTCTCCGTTGTTCTCGTAATCTGCTAAGTCGAAGTTAGGTGCTCCAGTTGCGCCCGAGCCGTCGAAGATAGTAAGCTGTCCGTCAGCGCCGATGTACTCTTCTCCAGCTTTAACATCTAGCTGGGCTACAATCTCTGAGCTGTCTCTGAAAGGTAAACCCCAGCCACTCTCGGCCGAGTAGTTAGTGAGCGTAATGTAAGACTGCATGATCGGGGCTACATCGACCATACCCGCTCCTGCTGGGTTAGGGCGTTGCTTAATCCTATAGTTGTATGCGGTGGCCCCGTTAACATAGAGGTCGAAGATATACGAGAAGTCTACCTCGGTGTTCTTGTTAGACTGTATTGACCATACGATAGGGTTATATGCTGGTGACCAGCATTTAGGCTCGTAGTATGTTCCTGTAATACTCATAATTAGTTATGTCCTATATTTTTTAGAAATTTCATCCATCTCTCGCTGTTGTTGTTTAACCCGGTCGATTCTCCACGAGATGAAGTTGAAGGCCGCTTTGTGGTGAAGTTTTGTTGCTTCATCAAGTCTGAGGGGATCTTCAGATGCGAGGACGAGGAGAGTTGAATACCAGCCTCGTGCAATTGCCATAGGATCGCTTTTATTCTCTCTATCTGATCTTGAGTCAGCATCTTGCTCTCCCTCATCAACTGTATCGAATATTCCAGAGTATGCTCGAAAGATACCCTTACGAAATCCAAAAAAAAACCTAGCGCCTTTCGCGCCTGGTAAAGATCCATCTTTTTAAAGGCTTCCGCTCTGACCTTAGTAATGGCCGAGTCATAAGGCTGTATTCTGTAAGGGATCTCGTTGGGATCTATAACGGGCCTGAACAGAATAGACATGATCTCGTGTAACCTCGTCTCTACATCGGGCGAGGATAAGATGATATCGAGGTCTACAAATTCACCGATAGTACATTCGTTTAGATCCAGCATACCATACAGGGTGTCTTCGAATTCAAAGCAGGTTTTTAAAGCCTCCCCAGTTTCTGATAAGGCCCGGTTTACTTGTTCCTGTACGTCGACCAGCAGGGTTAACCAGTTCTGGTAAGAGAGAGATCTGAGATCCTCCTCAGGACAACCTGTAATTTTAGAGACCAGGCTAAAAGAAGACTCTAGGTCCTGAACATAGATGTCTCTCTTGAGGTTATAGTAGTCTTGTATCGTTAGCCTACCGATCTTGTATTCCTTCCCGTTTATTTCGTATACTTTCATATCTCGAAGATTATATCTTTTGGGTCTTCCACCTTATCTAAGGCTTTATCTATTTCTTTCTCTATCATCAGGTTTATCTCGGCTATATCTGACTCTGGTAACGCCGTCCATTCCTGGGCGAATACCCCGCCTTCTACTTCTTTATCCCCTTCGTATTTGTCGGCCTCGTCTACACGATAAGGTCCTGTACCTAGGTTAGTGTACATTCCGTACTCGTTGTACTCTACAATAATCTCGTTGTCTCTGACATACACCTCGATAGAGTCTCTGAGTGAACCACTAGCAACCGGTACCTGTAAAAGCAGCCGGGCTCTAATAACCTTGGCCGCTTTCTTTAGTACTGGTGTGAGGTTTATCTTAGTCATTATTCAAAAGCTGCAAAGCAAAGGTTTAGCGGGGCTTTAACCGTTACCGTTATTTCTGCTCCCAAACCGCTGAGTCTATTGTTAAACCTCTCTACAAAAGGCGTAGTGATAATCGGGGTATCTACAGTCATCTCTACTTCTTTCCAGGAGGTAAGGACAATCTTAGCTATCAGGTCCTGTAAAATATCGTGACACTGGCTTAACCTGTTAACCTCGAGGTTAGTACGGTCTTTAGCGATATCGCAAACGAGCAGGGTGAAATCGAAAGAGGTCTTACCCCCGCCGTCTATGCTTCCGTTTCTATAGATGAGGAAAACTAGCGGATACTGGGTTGGCGTTAGTGTCTCTGTCTGGACATCGATATCCGAGATCTGCCCGGTCTGAAACTGCTTGATAGCCAGGTGGGAGTTACACAAGGTTTCGAAGTACTCTATGACTTCTTTGTATGTTCTGATGGGTCCTGAGTCAGGCATATGATTCCTTATTTTTAACTAAATATATTTCTTGGGTTACTTGCCGAGTTATCTTCGTCTTCCTCCACCGGCTGCAAAAAACGGTACTGAGCGTCCACTGACAGCAGCGTACTGACCCCGGCGTTTATTGGACTGTAAAGACTTTAGCGCTAGAGCTAAACTCATAACGATATCATCATTCATACCGGAGGGCGCACTGTAACTGATCTTACCTCCGCTTAGCATCTTGTATGTAAACACCGATAGTTCCGTGTGTAAATCTGGGAGGACCTCTTCTTTGGGTATCTGTATTTCGTGGCGGGTAAAGGCGAGCTTCAGGGCTTCTATCAGGTCTTGCTTAGAAGACTGGGTTGTAGTAAAGCCCTCTACTAAACCCGGCGCTGCTTTCTTCAGGGCTTCATAAACTACCGAGCCGATAGAGTTAAGTTCTACTAAAGTGTGCGCGTTCCACTTTTGGATTCTGTAACTGACCTCGCCGATAATCTCCTCCCAGGATGTTCTGTTCTGTCTAAAGAAGTCTACTAAGTTACCCCGGTCGTCGAAGATAGTAAGAACTGTAAAGTCCTCCTGGATAGCGAGGTCGAGTCCAGCCCAGTACCTTATCCCCGGGGTTGGCTCAGAGGCTAACGAGGATAACGTTGCGCAGGTCCCGTATTCTTCGAAAACCGAGCCCGAGCCATCTATAAACATACCCAGAAACTCTTGGAGGTATGTGTTGGTCGGCACCGTTAACCTCGCCGTTTCTAGGTCTTGTTTATTTAAGTAAGGGTTATCCTCGGGGTTAATTCGGTAACTCGCCCACTCTGGAAAGTTCTTGTCTTGTCCCCAGTCGTAGATCTTCTTAAACCAGTTAGAGCCAAAAGGGGTCGAGATAAACAGTACTTTCTTACCGAGGATCATAGTGGCCGGGCGTATCACCTCTGACCATACGTACTCGTCGATAAAAGCAGATTCATCTAGGATGGCTATACCCGAGACCGTGATCCCTCTAATATTAGAACCTGACTCGGCCGAGAGCATTCGGATGGTACTGCCGTTCTTAAAGGTCATTATGAGTTCCGAGGCGTTAGTAGACTGAATCAAGGGGTTGTTAATACCGCACGCTTTAGCCATGTCTACAAAGGTCTTCTTAGACTGACTGAAGATAGGTGAGCAGAGGATGTTATACGTGCCCGGATAGTTAATGGAGTAGTACAATAACAGGTTTATACTAAGCAGGGTCTTTCCCATCTGACGCGGGGCGAGGAGGACGTGATACTTAGCGTCGCCCTCTAAGATACCCTGGATAATCTCATACTGCTTAGGGTAAGGAACAAAGTTACTCGTTATCTGAGCCACCTGTTATCGTTAGTTTAGTACCATTCTGCGGGGCTACTATACGCTTGGCCAGTTCTTCTTTGTAAGCTTGGTCGTTATTCTTCTTAGCTGTCTGAATCTCCTTTAACATCTGGTCGTTAACCTGATAGTTCTTCATAAAGTCTTGTGTCCACTTTTCATCCTTAGCAATCTGGGCGTTACGCTTCTGCACTCTTTTTTTGTGGGCCTTTTTTCCCCCACGTTTTCTACTAGTCGGCATCTGAGTCTGGTGTTTGGAATTTAAATTGAATGTTCTTGAATAGATCCTCTCCGTCATTGCCCGTGATTTCTTGGCGGGCTAAACGGGGTAAGATATACTCGCTAAGCTTTAACATAAGATCGATAGCTTGCCTTGGATCATCCGCGGCTACATCGGCCAGCCAAATGCTCATGTTGTCTAGGTTATCCTCTAATAGTTTTTTATAGGCGTCCCGAATTTCCTTGGTCGTTTTATTTGGACTTCCTTTAGGTCGACCCTGTCCTAATGTATTTCCCTTTTCGAATGGCATGATTTAGTTTGTTATTTTAACATAGCCCAGCCGTAAACGGTTTTAAC